CGAAAAGCCTTGTGCAACCCAGCCAATGTATTCATCCCAAAAAGCCTCGTATCCGTCGGTAAGCATTGAGGTGTACTGCCCTTGACCCAAAGCCCAATCAAAGAAGCTTGCGTCTAAGAAGCCAATAATGAAAAAGATGTCCGTCGTAACAAGCGTGTCATAGGTAGCGCCATACGGCATCTGAAGTGCCAAGTACGTCGAGAGCTGATAGTCGGTCCAAGTGCCATCACTAAGAACGTCCAGCACTCCCGGCGGTTGGTACTGGTTGGTGATAAAGTCATACCAAACCGTTGACTCAATCAAACCGGTGGCGAGCGAGTTTCCTGAGTAACCCGTCGCAAAACCACTGATGGTAATTATGTTTGGAACACCCGGAACGAGGGCTGTTGGGCCCGCAGTATTAAGAAAGTTCTCTACCTGCTGAAGAACGTTCGGTTGGCTGAAGTCGTAGCTAGTTCCAAACACCTCGTTAAGACTATCCAAGTACTCTTGCACCAAGGTGCTATCTACCGTATCCCCCGTCGCCCCAAAGATTTGAGTCATCAAAGAGTCGGTATAAATCTGGGACCATGTGCTCAAGTCATTGCCTTGCTGGCTGGGGTTGCCGTTTTGAGAAAGGTTCACATCGTAAAGCTGCCTCCACTGCTGAGTGTTAATCATCAGGTTGAGGTAGGCGTATGGCGCGATGGTGCCGTTAGGCGTTCCCGTCACTCCTTGTGTCGTGGGCCTATTCTCCAACCAAACACTACCCGGCGTGCTCTCATTTAGAGTCGGCGGGTTCAAGATGACAAACAGAGACTGGTCTGTTAGGTTATCCAGACCATCAAAGCTGCTGTACGGGCTGGTTCCGGTGGTAATGAAATAGGCAGGGTAACCATTATTGTCGATGTACTCGATGTACCCGCCGCTTCCTCCGGTGATATATCCGTAGTCAAGTCCATCATTGTACCATTGGACAAAGGCCAAGTAGTCCAGCCAAGGGCTAAGTCCATCAGGGTTTGGAATCCCCGGGTCATTGGCTGAACCCCAGAGCGCGGCGAGCAAGAACGGGTTGTTGTTCGCGCCGAACAGCAGGTCTGCTTCTGTTGAAGTTATGCCCCAAAGGAAGCCTGCATTTGACCCTCCGTTAAATACTGTCGATGCGTATTCACTTGCACCGACGTCGTTAAAGTAGTCTGGCCACCAATCTGTGCCCGGTATTCCGATGGCGCCCTGAGAGCTGAGCCCGAATGGATAGTTCATCCACATGAACGTGGCAATCTGCATCTCTCCAAACCCGGTGTTGGAGTTTGGCAGCATCCAGTCGGGCCATGGAGCATCGTTAAAGATGTCGGTCAGGTTGTTTTCAGCAAGCCAGTTGGTGTCAAAAATTAACGGGCCACCTGTGCCGTCCAGCGTAAGAATGTCTTCTAACGTAAATGTCAGAGCTGGAGAGTCAGGTAGATACTGACCGTCATTAAAACCATCGGCCATGTCTTGAGCGTAGTTGTAGAACCACGTCATACAATCCGTCCACCAAGCCCCGAGGTTGTCGATAGCGTTAAAGTTGTCAGGACCATTTTGTCCCCAGTCGATGTCGTAGTTAGAGCGCCAAAGAGCTGTACTGGAGAGTGCGAAGTTAATGGCGTTTGACTGAAGGTCTGGCCGCTCGGCCTCCCACGCATCAAAAGTTGGTGGGGGGAGAGGGGGTCCATCGACAATCCCGATGAGGTCTAGCTGCGCTTCTCCCGCTCCTGAGATGTCGTTAATGTTCTGGGTATCATCCCATACTCCATTTGTATCGAAGTAAAGGTTACCAGACCCGATTGATGTGCCGTAGTAGTTGTAGTATTCTACAATGGCATCAATGTCTTCCTGAGTGTAGATGCCGTTGCCTGCAGAAATAGTCACAGACTCACCGTTTTGGATTGCCTGAACAACTTGAATCATTTCAGTCACATCCAACCATGCCGCGATGTCCTCACCATTGAAGGTGCCATCCCCATTTACATCAAAAGAAGAAAGAGTAAAGTTAGACTCTAGAGAGCCTGTGAGTGAGTTGTCAGCAAGCCCGAGCTGTCCTCCTAAAGATTGTACCGTATCGAGCCATTGGGACAAGTTGTTATCGCTATACCCAAGAGGGTCTCCCGTCATGTTGTACAGAGCGACGTCTGCGTAGATGTTAAGCAAAGGCAACATGTTCAGGTCGAACCACGAGCCTAGGTCATCAAGGTCTTCTGCTGTAGGGTTGGGGTTTACAAGAAGAGTTTCAAAGAAGTCTGCTGGAACGTCACCCTGATATGCGTTAAAGACCGCTTCAAATGCGTTGCCTCCGTCGGCAGCGTTTCCGGTGGCTGCAAATAAATTCCAGTCAAACGGTGCCAGAAAGAGTTCGTTATCTAGCAGGTCTTGAAACGTGGTATAAGAACCGTCCCCGGTCGCCGGGTCATAACCCCCTTGAGGGTTGTAAAACATCCCGTACCCCCAGTTAAAGTTCACTCCCGTTATGTCCAAGAAGACATTTCCAAGGTTGTATGTAAAACCGTCTGCCGCCCCGGATGGAGACTGCCCGGCCATCTGAGCCCAGAAGTCAATAATAGAAAGTGCGTCGTAAATATCAAGGGTGCCGTCAGGAGCCCCATCGGGTCCGTAGGTGTCCATGTTTCCACCAGCAAAAGTGATAGCAGCACTAAGTGCCCCGATAGATTGTCTGTAGGACTCGGGTAGCTGTGGGGGGTCTTGCTCTTCTGTTACAGGCGGTGGGGGTGGCGGGTCGCCGCTCGGGTCAAATCCACCATCGGTTTGCGTACCGTCCTCTTCCTCGTCCTCCTTCTTCTTTAGGTAGGCCTTGTTTAGAGCTTCGTCATCGCCAAGAGGCTCGCGCTTGATGACTTCATCAGGTGCAAGCGGTACTGCCTTCTCGCCGTGTTCTGGGTCGCGGAAGGTGTCCGATAGCTTCTTCAGCTTCATGGCTTACTTCTTTCTGCTGTCCTTAATCATTCGGACGAAGTCCACGGGGTCCATTACCCCGAAGCCTCCCTGCTCAAAGGTTCGCATCATCTTTCCGCCGCCCTTGTAGCTTGGGGTCTTCGCCCCTCTTTTGGCAAGCATCATACCCTCCTCACCTGTTTGTAAAGGTCCTGTGCCTGAGCCAGAGACTTCGGCTGAGGGAGCATCTTCAGTACCGAACGTAGGCACCTCGATGTCCTCCATAAGCTCAGTGAAGCCAATGATGTTACCATCTTCATCGTAGGTGTACTCGTACTGGCCAGTGCCGATTTGCTGCGTCTCACTTCCTGTCTGAACAGTTTGCTGTGCAGTGTATGGGTCACCCATTACCGTGGTTCCGGTTTGCTTGCGTGACACCTCTCCTGCCAATGGCTCAGACTTAGCCCCGTGCTCTGGGTCTCGGAATGTAGAGAAGTCGGCGGGGTTGTTTCTTACAGCCTTGTCTGTAGCTGCTTTTCTTGCGGCTGCTGTGCCACGGGCGGGCATGCTGCCACCCTCTTGCATCTTCTTGGTTCTCATAGGTTCAGTTTTGCGATGACAACATCATTGAGGTCGATGTACTCGATGCGAACATCCCCCCCATTGTTAAGTGCCTTTAGAATTTTTGGGTACACTCTCTTGTACGCCTGTGTTGATTTGCCGATGAATCCATCATCCACGAGCTGATTGTTCTCTTGGCTGTCACCAAGTAGAAGACATCCTGCTGTGTGCTCGTCTGTGTTGCCACAGTGGATGAGGATGTATTCAAAGTTGGGAACGTCTCGCACCCAGAGCATGCCCTCATGGATGTCGGGAAAACGCTCGGAGTACTTGGCGTGAAACCCGCCCTCGGTCCGAAGCGTGATGTCGTATGTCCCCTCAGGGATTCGGGTCTCCCCGTACTTCTTCTTCTCCCGCTCCTCGTCCTCCAAAGTGTAGCACAGGAACTCACGCCCATCAGGGAGCAACTCAAACAACATGCCGTTGGTCGAGTCGCCGCTATCGGAGAATCTGAGTACCTGCAGGTGCATTACTTCTTCGTCTTCTTCTTGAGGAACATTCCCTTATTGGCCTTAGGAGTCTTTGCTTCCTTGGCCGCAGACTTCATGGACTCGGTCTTGTTGCCGTCCCCATCAATGTCGATGTAGTCTGGCTTGCCGCCCTGAGCGAACTTCTGAGTCTTACCTCCGTACGCAAACGTCCGCTTGGACAGCTTGACGCCTCCGCCCATCATCATCTTCTTGATTTCGTCCATGGACATCTGCTTGACGTTACCGCCTGCGTAGTAAACAGGGTAGGTGCTCCCTTTCTTTTTTGCTTTTGCCATCTCGTTCTTGTTGAGGTTACAAATCTAATAAAATTATCGCAAGTCTGTATCGTGCTTCTTGGAGCCCTTGATGAAGCTGTTGACTCTTCCCATCGCCCATGCAGCCATACTTGTCTTGGGCCTTGAGCCGCTGGACAGATACGCACCCTGACCTCTACGATACACCTTCTTGAGTGTAGCAAGAGACTTGCCGGATGACTTGGCTTTCTTCTTGAGCGAGGCAATGGTAGATGCGTTCAAGGGCTTACTACCTTCCTTGGCCCCCTTGCCCTTCTTTACCTCACCACCTTCCTTGTACTTCTGTCGTTCATCAAAGTAGCTGTCGGGGAGTCGCTTCCCTTCTTTGTAGGCTTCTTGGCCCTCCTTGATGGTTTCGGCTCTTGCCGCCCGATTGGGTGAGCCAGCGAGGTACTTCTCAGGAAGCCCCGTCTTCTTGTCCTTCTTTACCGCTTGCATTGCCGTAGAATTTGTTTAGGGCTCTCTCCATTGCACGTCTCCGCGCACGAGCAGAACCATTGTTTTTTTGTTTCTTGGATGCTGAAAGCAGCACCTCCAGAAACTCAGGGTTTAGCTGAGGAATGTACATGGTTGTAAATATACTACAGGAATGGGTACAGCTATCCTCGATACGGCACTTGGTGAGTACGATTCCGCTAGTGTTGTGTCACGCGGCAACAGTTCTGAAGGAGAAGCGACCGAGACCCTCCCCACAAGGGGCGAAGGGCGTGTTCTCGTTGTCGAGAGTGCCACTCGGCTTAGCAAAGTTACGGGAAAAAAATTAAAAAGTCAAGTCCCGAAGCGTTTGTTTACTCGAGAACTTGTAAGTACCTTTGTGTCAAACGATATGCTCCCGTAGCTCAACTGGAAAGAGCAACAGCCTTCTAAGCTGTGGGTTGCAGGTTCGAGTCCTGCCGGGAGTACAGCGCTCCGAAAAAAGGAAACACATACATGTCCCCGGGTGAAAAAGTCCTGAGAAATGTGTGGGGTGGGGATTATGTCATAGTGTACGCGTGTGCGTCGTCGACCGGAAGTCGTTTAATCCTACGGGGGGGGTAGGGTTTCAGGTTTTGTATTGGTAAAACTTTCAGCGTTTTTGTCAATAGCATTCCGACAATTATCAATAGTAAGTTGGACTACCCATGCAGGGTGGCCGAACAACCCCATCCCCTAGGTCCAACCATCCCAAACTGACCCCACAATCGGGGTTGGCACGGACGTTGGAACGCGCGTCTACAACATTTTTCTGACCTGTGCAAACACACAAATGTTAAAATTCTGATTTTCTCGTCGAAGCTATTTGGCTGTTCGTCGATTGAATCCTGCTCTTCGTCTAAAAGTTGCTTGACAATTTGGAAGTGGAGCACCCCCCTATGTACTATGCCATCGTGTTGCAACGGCAACCGCCCTCGGACTATTGACGTACTGCCTGTCGCTGACTAAACGACCCGCTCCACGGAGCGCACCTCGCACCATGTATGCAGAAAGCATGGTGGGCACATACCACTCACCGCAGAGCGCAGTTCTTTGACATGATGAAACTACCTACACCCCGAGCCGACACCGCAGGGCGTGGATGGAGGAAGAAGTAATGCAAACACTATTGACTACACCGCCATGATACGAGCCATCTCGGGATAGGGAGGATGTCCACTCCCCATGGCGTCAGCAACGGCACAGGCGTGCCACCTCGGTAGGGTGGTGGGGGTTCGACTCCCCCCCGTTGTTCTAACCCGTGCTTCGGCACATAAACCCCAACATCATGTTGTTTACTGCAACCGCCTTTCAGGCATACACCACGACCCGCGACAAACACGAAGTCGCATTGTCAAACCGCTTCGAGTTCAGCTACGACCTCGACACCAACAACAAGCAAGCCCGCGACCTCGTCATTGGCACGATGCTCAACCGCTTGTTCCGCTACTTGTCCTTGCAGAAGCAGACAGGCGCACGCTTCACCAACCTGTCGCACCCTGTCCTCTTGCAGTTCAAGGTCGGCAAGTCCACCATCGACCTCCGCGACATCGAGGAGCGTCTGCAGGCCACCTTCAAGGTTGGCCACACGCCCAAGGCCAAGCGTCGATTCGCAGGGCGCGTTGTGGCTGTCGTCGAGTTCCTGCTCGAAGCACCTGTGCAGATGACTGCCACCGAGTTGCTCGCCTCCTTGGAGGAGCAGATTGCAGAGGAGATGGTCGCTGAGTTGACCGCATAAGTGGACTAAGTTAGGATGTAGACCACAGGTGTACTTGGAGGATGCTACACGGCAGACTAGGCAACGCGCCACGTTCTGTTCGGGCATCGGGGGTTCGACTCCCCCTGCACCACAAACACTTAAACCCATACATTATGGAAACTCCAAAGTACAGCCCCGAGATGGCTCAAACTCTCGTAGACGCTTTGAACTGGCTCACGATTAAGGGATGGTCTCCATCCATGCGTTGGGAGCATTGGAACACTGACAAGCCCGTCATCACCATCCACGTTCGCTCGCTTGACAATGCGGGTTCATTCCTTGACGCGATGGCCGTCTCCATCACCGAGATGTGGCAGATTGAGAGCTTCGCGGAGAGGTGGCGGAACCACCTGCTCGATACGGCAGAAGCAGACAAGGTTGAACTCTTTGAAACCAAGGAAGCATGATTCAGCTTGAAACCACCGACTACAGCATCGCCTACTGCGTCCTGTGCGTAGCCCTCCTCATCATCTTTGCACTCCTTGCATCATACTTTCAGAACTCATGAACATAGAACTCAACATCCCCGACGAGCGTTTGCACGACATCTTCTGCAACGCCATGTATTCAACCCGTGACTTCCTCGTAGTGCAGGAAGAGTGGGACAAGATAGACGAGCATTGGAATAGCCCCCTGAACAAAGACGTTCGGGAGGCGCACCCCGACCCGTACATCGAACGCAAGATGTGGGCGTACATCGAGGCGGGCAAGTCCATTGCCTTCTACGACGAGTACCAAGAGCAGAAGGTTGAGCTGTCATGGCATCGAGTCCACGAAGGCACAGCCAAGATGGCCAAGGACTACGATTGGCACTTCATGGACATCATCAGCGAGAACGACGACGCCATCACGGCAGACGTGTGGCTCCAATGCGTACTGCTCGGTGAAGTGGTATACGGATAATCAACGATAGTCGGCGGACGTTAAGCGCAACCTAAACGTGGCTCTGACCCTGAGGCGCATGGAATCAGACAGAGCCGAGATGTATACCATGCCACCCGATACCCTGTGGGCAGAATAACAATCAGGGGAGAGGATGGGCAAGGGGAGCAATGCCACTGAACGGGTGACACCTAGACGTTCAGGCCCCACCCAACCTCGCTTTTTCAAACCCTTAATTCAATCCAATGGCTTACTCAAAGAAGTATGACGTAACCAACCGCCTCATCGACTACGAGTGCGGACACCTCGACGACAGGGGCACGCTTCGCCTGTTCTCTGAACTCGTCAAGACAGGCATGGCTTGGACACTCCAAGGACACTACGGACGCACAGCGCAAGCACTCATCGACGATGGGTGGCTCGAAGCGGACGGCAATTTCGGAATCAAGGTAGACACTCTACCACTCAACTAATTTTCATTTCAATCCCATACATCATGGAACAATCAATCAAAGACCTCTTGGCCAAGGCACAAGTCAAGAAGGAAGTGTGCAACGAACGTGCCGAGTTCTACATGGAAGTTCAACGCGTCATCATGAAGCAGGCAGATGAGATTCTCGGCCTTGAAGAGAAGCTACGCAACAACGACGGCCTTGCTGTCGATTGGCCTGTACTGCGCAAGGTATTCCTGCTTGGTGCAGGGTATGGTGCTCAAATGCAGGAGATGTACGTCAGCGAAGAGATGCGCGACTACGAAGCCGAGGTCTACACGTCCTTCTCTGACAACGGGATGTACGCAGACATCAACGGCACGTACACCCTCGACGCGTCGGACTTGGCAGACCACGTGCGCTTCCATCACATCAACCTCGCTGACTTGGAGGACATCCGAAAGTTCATCGACATGAACGACGATGAAATCGACACGAAGATTGGGGCACACATCAAGCCCACGTTCAACCTTTCTAAATCAACAGACAATGAAACGCAACAGAATAACTCCTGACGCGTGGCTGTGGGTCGCCTTCCTTGCATGGTTGGCGTTCCTCGGCTCGCTCGTTGCCCTTATGTAATCACTGGCGAATGAAGCAAGTAAACCTAACCCAAGTACAGAAAGCATTGCTGTACATCAAGGCACTCGGACACTTCGAGGCCGACATTGTCTACACGGGTGACGACCCTAGGTGTGATGAACCAACGGTGGCTATGCAATCCAAGCACATCCTCATCGACGGCGACCCACCTGTGTACCAATCCCTGTACATCAGGTTGCATCAGTCTGACGTCGAGGCATTTGCTCGTGCGTACGACACCAACGTAGAACATTTACAAACCAATTCAACACAATAACTATGTCTAAGATTAACAAAGACACAGGTTCCTACTGGGACCACAAAGGCAAGTACCAACAGGAGTACGATGCCGCATGGAAAGCACTCATCCCCGCATCAGGTGAAGCAGAGGACGGACTACCCGAGGCACTGCGTGCAATCTCACGGGTCGGCTACGACTACTACAACAACGGGTTCTGCAACCTGTGGAGGTCGTGGGATGACGGAGACACCACGATGGACTCGTACTACGAGGACTTGGTGGACTACCTCGCCTACCACGTACCGCCCAAGCTGTACAGGGAGTTCAAGGGTTGGCTGCCCACCATCAGCTACGGGAGCATTGATTGGGGTAGCAATGGCGACGACGTCATCGACCGCATCATCGACCACATCATTGAGCAGATGCTCGAAGAAGAACTAATCACCAAGGCATGAACATTTTCAAATACAATGGCCTCATCAATGACGAGGGCTACTACACAGGCCCTGAACTTCAGTGGAATGTAGAGGATGTCGAGGTTGCTTGCGAGCGCATCGGCCTATCCCTTCCCGAGTCTGACTACGAGCGCATCCTTGTCGCCTCGTTTGAAGACAACGATTGGGTGATGGAGCGAATGCAACAAGCCATCCAAGACACCATCCGATACATGATTGATAACGGAGAGCTACCAAACGCAGACCAATGAACGTAAAAGACATCTTCAACAAAGTAGTAGAGCTGTCTAAGATGCAGGAGGCGGAGCTTGTCAGACACAACAGGTCCCTTGCAGAACAGCTATCCAAGAACACATCGTCAAACGTTTACACAAATCACAAATGAATACACCAATGAATCAGTTCCCCAAGGGTATGTCCCGCAGGAACAAAAGAAAGTGTCAAGAAGAGTACACACAGGAGATGCAGGGCGCGGGGTTCAACCTCGTAAACTGCGGTAGCTGTGGCTCTCCGTTCCTCCATCGCACACAGCACGAGGAGATTGAGTGCCCCTTCTGTGACTATCGCTCCGAGCCGTGCGACTTCCCCGACTACTTCCACGAGGGCTTCGCTGACTCAGCAGAGTTCAATGACCCCACGCAGGGCGTAGACAAGGAGGTAATCGAAGACCTCTGCCACAAGGTGGCGGACATCAAGTACGACTTGCAAGTGGTACTCGACAAACTATACGGAATGGACAATGAGTGAAGTCACAATCTGTGATGTCAAGAACCATCATTAACCCCTGATTCCCACCACAAAGGCGGAAATATACATCATCATCATGACTGAGAAAGAACAACTACAAAAGCGGGTGCAAGAGCTCGAACGTGAGGTCGAGTTCTACACCAAGAAGTACAACGAACTAGCACAACCGCTAGAATCAAGCACGATGCAAACCATCATCTACAACGCCGCCACTGGCACGCAGTTCATGGACATCATGCAAGACTACATGGAGTGTCAAGAATCCCCAACCTTCAACGTACAGCAAGGACTGAGTGACCTGTACGAAGACCTGTCAAACCTTTACAACGACAACATACAATGAGTAACGAAACAGAATCAGACATCCGCCTCTACGTAAGCAACTGCTTCAACCACAGGGGCTACAAACACGACGGGGAGACCCTCGACGAGAGCGGATACCAACAGCTATCACGCCTCATGATTGAGGAGTACGACCTGTCACACTCCGACGTGGACGAAATCGTAGGCGCCCTCGAAGAGATGGTCGCTCTCTACATCATGGAATGGTCACCAAAATTCAACGACGATGACGAGTAAATCAAGCAATCACAATCATCTCTACAACGTTATCGAGGACACCCTCATCACGTTGTGGAAAGAGGGCAAGTTAGTTCGCTCTACCAACCCTGACACCAAGACCGGTGAGTACTACTACACCACAGCAGAGAAGGGAAGGGCCGCCACAAAAAGCAACCCTGCGCTAGGCAAGTACATCACCTACAAAGAATTTCAATCTCAAATCAACTAACATGATTTTCAATCTATTCAAACGCAACACTCGTGAAGAGTTCGACTACCGAGCGGGAGGCATGGTCATCAAGCGAATCCCCAACGCAAGAGGAGAAGAGGGTATGCGCGTCCGCATCGAGGTAGGCAACAAGGACTTCATCTCCCTGTCCAACTGCTTGCACATCGGCAGGGCGGCACAGCTTTCCAAGCACGAGGCCGACCCCGAGAATCAGTTCAAGTTCAACAGCAAAATCAACAAGCAAATCAACACGCTTCGTTACCTGTCGACTGCACTTGTCAACGAGCACCGAGCAAAGAAAGGCAAGGAGCCTCTTGCAATTATGGATTCTGATTCCTAACTTTATCAACATGGAAGAGTACATCTTACAGGAAGACACTGACAATCAGTACGTTGTGTTCGTCACATACGAGTACCATCCGTACCGTCCTGACAGTGACGTCGACCCCGGCAACCCTGAGTACGTGGAGGTCGACCGTGTGTACATCAAGAGCACACGCCCTGTTGTCGAGCCCAACGTGGTACCCGAGGAACCCATCGACATCACGGACTTCCACCTCGCCACCCTCATGGACTTCGCTGCTCTTGAGGAGCAGATACTAGAACACCTAAATTCATTTAAGTAATGGCAGATTTTGAAGAACGCAGATTCCTTGTCGGTTGGTCTGACGACGGCAAGGAGTACGCAACCATGGTCTGGCTGTGCCAAGTTCCCATGGAGCACAAGGGCTACAGCATCAACACTCTCGATGGTACGTCAGACTTGTTCGTAGTCGCACCTAATGGCGGTGTGATAGGTAACGCAAAAGCATACGAGGTATGAGCGGGCACTACACACTTCGGTACCACTTGGGTCGTGGCAGAAACTACAAGAAGTGGCAGCTCAAGAAGATGTCTCCGGTGGGCAAGTTCGCTATGGCGACAGAATACCACAGGCCTGACGGATTCGTTGCGCTGTTGCACAACTGTAGGCTACGCAACCACGGCTCAGTAGCCAAGCGTATCCACGACGGCATGAACAAGACGGTCTGTGCTTGGGTCGAGTTCGACGACTACCACTTGGTAGGTGGCGAGCATCTGCCCCGAATACTGATGGAGCAGACCGACAAGAGGTACATGTACAATCCACGCAAGCACCCACACTGGGTAAGCGGTGTGTCCGACAACGAGGACAACGCTGTGGTTCCCTTGATGCTTGTACACAATCGGAACCTATATGGAATCGCAGAGTAAGCTTGCAATGTACAAGGCGTGCTACATGCACTTCATGTACGGAGGCTCGACCGTGTCCCCATGGAACAGCCACGTGCCGACAGAAGGATACATGCTTGGGCGTAGTGACCTATCCGAAACCATCCTAGTGCAGTCAGTCTACAATCCTGACATGGCTGCGCTTGACCTTCCCGCAATCCAAGTGCCACGTCAATCATACGTGTCCAACCTAGCGATTGCATGGACGATGCAGATGGACGCCATCACCAAGCTCAAGCAACACAGCCTTAAGTCCAAGATGTATGTAGGTACATGGGACAACAAGGAAGGTGACACCGAGGTCGACATCTCACAGCTGTTCGATGACAAGGAGGAAGCACTAGACAGGTGCAAACTCCTCGGAGAGAAGTGTGTGTGGGACCTCAAGAACAACGTAGAAATCTATCCCTAATTCAAATGAACATGTCTAATTTCAAGAGACGTTGGTCACAACAAGAGGTGGCCACTGCTACGGAGCACATCACAAACGACGTGCCCCTCACATTCAACAACCCAACCATCAACAAGGTGGCTAAGATTATCGGTCGCTCACCCGAGTCGGTGTGTGCCAAGATGACTCAGCTCCGCATCGAGGACCGCAAGTGCATCACGCTCAACGCCAAGGAGCGCAACGCAGCTGTGCTTGTCATGTCCAAGATGCTGTTCCATGATGAGGTTGACGGTGAGCTGTACTTCAAGCTTATGCGTATCATCCATGAGAACTCGGTGACAGTTCGATGACAGAGAGACAATGGCGCAGGCATCTGCTTGTACTAAGGGTTGCACTAACGCTATACATCTCGTTCATTATCAAGATGTTATGGTGGCGATGGCAGTGATGTGTGGAAAACTTTTTTCCTACATCCTGCTATCAAACCCTTGATTTTGTCAGAAATAGTTCCGAACTTTACCCCGATAAATCGGGAACAACACAATTCAATTCCACATGAAAACAATCATTCACAAGCTCTCTGACGTGCAGGCACGACTGAAAGCACCCAAGGGACAATTCAATTCCTTTGGCAAATACAAGTACCGCTCGTGCGAGGACATTGTAGAATCTGTAAAGCCCCTTCTAACAGAACATGGTCTCGCTCTCGTGATGAGTGACACCATCGTAGAGACAGGTGGTCGAGTGTATGTGCAGGCTACAGTGACAGTATCTGATGGCGAGGCAGAAGTATCTGCTTCAGGATTCGCTCGAGAAGAAGAGAACAAGAAAGGTATGGATGGCTCGCAAGTCACAGGTGCTGCCTCTTCGTACGCGAGAAAGTACGCGCTCAACGGACTGTTCTGTATTGATGATGGCAAGGACAGCGATGCCACCAACACGCATGGCAGCTACACCAAGCCAGAAAGAATCACCGCACCTCCTGTTGAGAATGGCAAGATTAAGCCACAGGTAGACGACGAGACTATGGAGAAAGCTATCGCTTTCATTCAGAACTCAAAGAATCCACAGCAAGCTTACGCCATGTCCGTGGACAAGTACACCTTTACTCCCGAACAGGATTCCGAATTGCTCGAGACAGTCAATAAGACCGTCGCAGCTAAAGGCGCGAAGAGCAAGAGGAAATAATGGAGTTCTCTCTCAAGCTACAGGAGAAGACGGGCAAGAGTTATCTGTCCTACAGCTCAATCAAGCATGCGCTCACTGACATGCGTGCCTTCGAGTTGTATATGGCGGGCAAGCTGAAGAAGGAGTCTCCGGCTCTCACCTTCGGCTCGATGTACGACATGATGTTGTTCGAGCCTGACAAGGCCAAGGCTACCTATCAAGTCATCGACCATGACCAAATCATGGAGAAGATGAGCGACCGAGTCAAGGCCCTGAAGAATCCCAAGAGCTCATCAGAGTACAAGGCGGCAGTGCAACAGATAAAGACTGAGGCTGTCGAGGAGGACAAGCATCTCGTTGAGGAGTCAGAGTGGAAGACAGCTCACTTCATGGTGAAGCGGTTGATTGACTCCGGCATCAAGGACGGATACATGATGGGCGACTATCAGGTTGAGTTCAACGAGTTCATTGACGACATCCCAGTGCGTGGCTTCTTTGACTGCAAGGGCGCGGAGTACGTGTCCGACAGCAAGAGCACGCGGTCGATACCGGGATTCAAGTACGATGTAAACAAATTCTCCTATGACATTCAAGCGTATATCTACACGCAGGTCGCGGGTCTTGATGACTTTTTTTGGGTTGCTCAGGAAAAGACGTACCCGTACCCGGTGGCTGTGTATAAGGCGAAGGAAGAGACGATTCTGAGAGGGCAGTTCAAGTTCGAGCATGCCGTCGCCAAAATAAAAGATTGGCTTTTCCTTGACAAACCCGTAGTCAATGACTACATTTACGAAGAAATTTAATTCAACATTCTATTCACATGGATACAAACAACAAACCAGCAGACCGCGTTTTCATCGGCGATGTAACGCAGGTCAAGTCTTCTGCTCGTGTCAAGTTCACCCTTGCTGAGTTGGAAGAGATGAAGAAGTACGCAACAGATAAAGGCGCTGTCTATGTCTCAGTCGTGTTGACTCCTGACAAGGAGCGCTTCTCAAAGTCGAACGCTTGGGCATCCGTCTACGACCCACGTGCCGAAGGCGCTCAGCAAACCAAGTCGAACGACGTACCGTTCTAAGGGGTAAACTGTTTCATGATGTTAGGGGGTGGCCTTGGGTTAAGGGCTGCCCCCGCTTCATCTCATGAGAGACATCTACTACTACGAACTAAAGCTCCGGTACAAGAAAGGCAAGAAGGTAATCAGAGAGTACGGCGCGGAGGACTACGCTGTCACCAGTGCAGAGACCAAAGAGGACATCCTCAAGGGACACACATGGGACAGGATGTACCGCAACTACTACGGACCTAGATACGATGGCACAGTCGAAATCAAAATTGAAGAGATACTCTCCAAGAAGAGAGTGGGTTCCAAAGTACGAAGTCAAGCGCCGTGATGTCGGCGACCTCATCAAGGTGAGGGACTCGTACTACCAAGCTATTGGTTACCCGTTCGACCCACATAACCGAGAGCAACGCAACGTCATTTTCCGGGTGGCGTTTGCAGAGGCAATGTTCCACTACTTCACAATCACGTCAATCGCCAAGGCTCTTGAGAAAGACCACAGCAGCGTGAGTTACTACGTGAAGAACTCATCACTGTACGATGGGTACTACGACTTCTACAAGATTCTCAAGGAGGCAGCTACCTGCATCTACCACTTGGAGGTGGGGAGTACAGCCTTGGGTATGAGACTAAAAGAAAATATCAAGCAGTATGTCGCAGAACTTGAATCATCGTGACTTTGTGCGAGACGTCAAGGGCGTGTTAGGCGAGCTCACTTCTCTACTTACGGAGAAGAACAGGAGGTATGGCAACGCTGCGCTCAACCCAGCGCGTATCTTTAGCAAGGCTACCTCACACGAGCAACTGCTAGTTCGCATCGACGACAAGCTGAACCGCATCAAGAACTGGGGGACAGACGACGTGGATGAGGACACACTGCTAGACCTGATGGGCTACTTGGTATTGCTAAGGATTAACATGAAACATGAAACAGGTGGTAACGATATTCGAGGACCTTTACAACAAGACACCGCTGTACATCACAGTGGAAACAGCACTGCAACGCATCCAATCTGGCAAGCAGAAGAAGAAGATTGAGCGTGTCCGTGGCGGGGACAAGGAAGCCAAGAAGCTTCTTCCCATCGTGCTGTGGAGCGGTGTGTTTAATGAACGCAATGACGAGTCGCTGCAGAAACACAGCGGCATCATTGTTCTAGACTTCGACCATGTCGGGGACGTAGAGGATGCTAAGGCTAGGCTTGCCTTCGACCCGCACGTGGTAGCGTGTTGGACTTCACCTAGTGGTGACGGAGTCAAGGCACTCGTAGAGATTAGCAACCCGGAAAGACACAGGGACCACTTCCGTTCTCTCTGTGATTACTTCCAAAGAAAGCATGAGCTCGAGGCTGACCCATCGGGCATCAACGAATCGCGTGCGTGTTTTGAATCGTACGACGACAACATCTGCATCAACTCAGAGCCCACTAGGTTTGGTGGACTCAAATCGGAACAGCATGCAGAGCCAGACCCTACCGAGGTAAAGGGGCGTACTGACTACGAGAAGCTTCAGATAGCTGCTCAAATGATTCGGTACGCCCCCGATGGGGGCAAGCATGCAGCGTTAGTGCGTGCCTCCTACCTGATGGGCGGCTTCATTGCTGCTGGTCGGGTCGAAGAGGACGAAGCCTTTCGCGTACTTGTTCGTGAAATTGAAGCACGGAATCCTCTCGACCTTGACCAAGCCCGAAAGACAATCGTCGATGGCATAGAGAAGGGCAAGCTCGCGCCGATTGGTGAGATTACCCGTGAGCTTGAGAAGGTCAGGCACGAGATGCGGGTGAACGATGGTGACATGTCCTTCATCACGTCGGACGACAGAGACTACGAGTGGATTCAGAAGTTCATCGCAGGACAGATTGAACTAGGCCTTGGCACAGAGAACGAGAAGTTCGACGAGTACTTCAGGTTCAAGCGTGAGTTCCTCATGATTAACGGACACAGCAACGTGGGTAAGACCACCTTCACGCTGTGGCTGATGGTCGCTGCATCCATGTTGCATGGGTGGAAGTGGCTTGTCTACAGTGCAGAGAACCCGACATGGGCCAACAAGATTAAGGTGATGCAGTTCTGCATGGACATGCCTATCAAGCGCATGAACCACAAAGAACTTACGGCTGCACACGAGTGGGTAAACAAGCACTTCACGTTTGTTGACAACCACAAGAACTACAGTGTTCACGACATCCTTGTCTTCGCAGAGAAGATGAAGAACTACGAGGGCATCGACGGTATCTTGGTTGACCCCTACAACGCACTGCGTATTGACCTGAGCTCACACCGTGGACTCAGCACACACGAGTACCACTACGAGGCAGCCAGCGAGTTCCTCACCTTCAGCAACAAGCATCAGGTTGCAGTGTGGGTCAACGCCCACGCCTTCACTGAAGCACAGCGCAGGAAAGGTCCCGATGGGTTGCCGCTTGCTCCCTACGCTGAGGATACAGAGGGCGGTGGTAAGTTCGTGAACCGTGCCGACGGATTCATTACGCTGCACCGCAAGACACAAGCAGAGGACTGGAGTGACAGGCGTACCGTGGAGATGCACGTACGCAAGGTCCGCATGACTGAGACGGGTGGCAACCCCACCGCACTAGACTATCCACTACGATTCGAGTTCAGCAAGCAGCAGTCAGGATTCAACTTCGTGAGCCCCGGGCCACGCCTGTTCCGTCCACTGTGTGAATTGCTTGTGGGAAAACAGATGACGCTTTGATGTTGTAAGTACACCTATTTACCAGTAACTTGCATCATGGCACGGCGTAAAAGCATGAACCGTGGTGGCAAGAAACTCAAGTCAGGTCTTGAGGTTTACTGTTACGACAAGTTGAAAGAAGCCAAGCTCAAGTTCGAGTACGAGCCTGAGAGCTTCACTCTCGTCGACAAGTTCATCTACCCCGGAATCTATTTCAAGTCGACCAACAGGCGACCTGACATGATGGATTACTCAGGGAAGATGGTCAGGAAGATGGAGTACACACCGGACTTTGTGTCTCACGAGCACAAGTTCATCATCGAAACCAAGGGGTACCAGCGTACCCAGCACGGGTTCCCACTCAGGTGGAAGCTCTTCTTGAAGCAGATGGTGGAGACCGGGAATGGCGACTACATGTTGTTCGTGCCGAAGAACAGCAAACAAGTAGACAAGGTCATTCAAATCATCAAGGATGAAATTAAGAAAGCTAAGTGAACTGTACTCGTTCTCCACGCAGGAGATTCAGAGGCTCACAACAGAGCTGTACGAGTCGCTGCATGACGATGCAGGCAACCCTATCTCTTCTTCGGAGGAGGTGTCGGAACTAGTCAAGGACTTCCGTATGAGGGTTAACATTGAGGTAGCAACTGTCAAGGATGCCTGCCTTGAATACAACCACTCATGAGTAAGAACTTCCTTGCAGACATGCAGGTTGGTGACCTAGGTGAGCAGCTTTGGGCAGCGTGGCTCAACGCAAAGGGAGGTGACTGCACAATCTCAACAGGCAAGTGTGACTGGGATGTCTTCGACAACAACACTGGCGTGTACTACGAAGTCAAGACAGACGTCAAGGCATACTACTGGGCAGAGCGCAGGAAGGAGCCAGTCAATCTGTTCTTGGAGTACGAGTCAGTTAAAACCCAGCAACCTTGTGGGATTATGAAGACAAAGGCAGAGTACTTGGTTTACATCGTCCGCAATCCAGAGAAACTCCACATCGCTTTTACGTTTGACTTGGAGAAGCTGCGTGCTTATCTTTGGAAGGCGCACAAGGAGAACCGCTTTGCAATCCGCAAGCCTGTGATAAACGGCATCGGCAACGTCAAGGGGTGGACACCACCCATCCATGAGCTCGTTGACGACAAGGATTCAGGGTTTGTCAAGCTCATCATCCTGCCAATGTTCCTTCTAAACAGCAGCAATGAAACAACACTATCGCAACTGTCGTTGCTTGAGACAGAAAATCGACAGCTTGTTGAGGTCTAACGCCTCGTATCAAGCGCACAACATTGGGTCAGGAACTACCCCAGAAGAGAAAGAGGAGGTGAACCGCTACTGTTACGAGCAGTTCATCCTCCCCATCAAAGACTTGGACGAAGACTTCTTCGAGTCTATCAGCTGACAATCTTTGCGCCCCCTGCCATGGTCATACCAACCATGTCCTTTGGGTCACGCATCAGCTTCATAGCTCCGCCTCCTTCGTACTCCATCTTTCCGCCCATGCCCATCTTGCTTTGCTTGTACTCAGCAATCATGGCCTTGGCTTCGTCCTCTGAGACGCCGTGCTCCTCGACAATCATCTTGACGACCTCGGCTTCAGCAGGCATGTCCTCCATGCTATCGAGCATGCTCATGACCTTGGACTTCACCTCACCGCCTTCTTCGTACATCATGCCGCCCTTCTTGAAGAACGCTGCATCCTCTTCCTTCTTCTTCTTGTCGCTTGTTGGTGTCTCACCTCTTTCAAGCTGACGAAGCAATCCGCTCTCGCCTCCAACCTCTCGGGTGTCACGGAGTCTTTTCTTGTCTGCATCAAAGGCCTTGGGTCCTCCGGGTCTCTGGCTTGGTGGGATGTCTGGCCCCATCCTAGGACCGCTCTTGCCTTGGTCGTAGTACTGCGCTTGCTCTGCAGTCATGTTGCCGTGCATCTTGTTGGGGTCGCCCATTGCGAATCGGTTCAGTGGCTGGCCCTGTCCCTTTTCGATGTAGTACTTCTCGTCTTCGCTCAGGGGAATGCTTTGCACAAACTCAGGCCCCGGCTTGTTGTCCTGAGGCACTGGTACTGGAGCCTTCTGGCCCTTCTTACGCAGCTCGCGCATGTATTTTTCGTTTGCCATACTGCAAATATAAGTTATTTAGTCACAACATTTTTGGCGCAGTTCGTCCACCAGAATCTGTAGGTTACCACTTGATGTTGATGCCAAAGTTTGTGTTGTCGTCGAGCTTCACTCCACTTGGTTTTTAGCAAGCAACAGCTTAATCTCTTGGATGTCTTTCAGCAACTGCTTTATGTTATCCTTGAACTCTTTG